TACACCTACAATTTTAATCAACGAAGAAAATGACTAACGAACAAATTAGACAGCAAATAGTAGATATGATTCCTTTTGCACATATGGAACGATTCGAAACACTTTGGACAATGCTTACACCAAAACACGAACGTTTGAGTATGGAACAGATTAAACAGCAGCAGGAACTCGAGAACGAACGTGAGGTGTTTTGGTCAGCACTCGAAGACGTTGTATGTAGCGTTGTAGGTATTCAATCGCAAATGCTTTACACTCCAACGAGAAGACGCGAGATAGTAACGGCAAGACAAATCATTTTCTTTCTTATCCGTCCTTGTTATTTTCAATCATTCGAATCAATAGGCAAACACTACGGAAAGGATCACGCTACCGTAATGCACGGAATCAAGCAGGCAACGTGGCAAATCGAGTGCGACAAAGCCTACGCGGCAACAGTTGAAAGAATCTGCGAATTGATGAACGCGATAGGTTATGCTAAACCTATCAAATTTTTTACTAAGTTTGTTGAGCATATTACAAAACAAAAAGAACTTGAAACAAAAAGAAAATCAAAATTAAAATAAACCTAAAACTAAAAATAAAATGAGTGACTACTGCCGTTATTGCGATTCAGACTTGATTGAAGAAAGAGTTGCAGATATAAAAAGAACTAATATAGTTTATCGCGATTGGGATGATAGCGATGTTGAAGAACTATTTGAAGATGAGATAGGTCTTTGCTACGAATGTGCGAAAGAAGAAGATGCTGATGACTTTAAAGGGGAGGGTTGGGACTAATGATACCGTTTTACAAATCAGTCAAGTGCTACCGTTTGTTTTACGGTTATGGACAAGAATACCTTGCTTACAAATTAGGTATTGAGCAAAGTAACTATTGTCTAAGAGAACAAGGAACCACTAACTTTAAAGACTCTGAAATTGAGATACTTAAAGAACTATTTAAAATAGAAATAAGAGAAGAAAAAATCTAAACTAAAAATCAAATGAACATTTTAAAAAAAGCAGATGAAATTGTTTTCGAAAGAAACGAAGAAAAAACAAGACAGTACGGTCCTTTTGAAGAAGGAATGACTAGAGCCGCAATGATTTTATCAGGAATGACAGGATTAGACGTAACACCTGATTTTATGTATAAATCAATGATAGCTTTAAAATTATCTAGAGAAAGTTACAATCACAAAGAAGATAACTTATTAGATGCAGTTGCTTACTTGGCTTCATTAAATAACATTTACGAAAAATGAAAATAGGAATAATTGGTATTTTAAATAACCCGGCAAAATCTCTTAACTCGCATTCTGCCGGATGGAACGAGGTTGTTAGAAAGTTAATCAGTGATGATGCTGAAATACTAACTGAAAAAGACAATTGGAATAATTACGAGGTGTTAATCATAAATCACGGTGTAAATTTTAAAGCCGGTTCGTTTAATGTTATTGGTGGAATTTCAGATCAAGTCTATCAAAGAATAGAAAAATTGATTCAATACAAAGGAAATCTTTTTCAAATAGATGGTTTTCAAATGAAAGATTTTTTAGAAAAAAGAAAAATCAATGCATACGAATTTAATTCTATTATTGAAAAATTTGAAATACTTGATAAACCTAAATTGTTAATTGGTGATAGTCATTCTATTTCTGTTTATCCTGGAAGTAATTACAACATAGAAAGAAATGACGGTAAAACATTATACGGTTTCTTAAAAAACCCTAAGAAAGCTGACTACTACTACTTTGGTAATATAGATATTAGGTTTCATTTATGTAGACTAGCAAACCCAGAGCAAGGAACTATAGATCTTGTTAGAAGATACATTGCTTTAGCTAAAGAAAACAAAGCCAAAGTAAGTTGCTTATTACCTATTGAAAATGAAGATAGAAAAATGCCTGGAACAGGTTTGTACAAAGGAAAACCATTTTATGGTTCTAGAGAATTAAGATCTAAATTAGTAGAGTTATTTAATAACGAATTGCTATCTTCTGGTCTTGAAGTAAATGAATGGCCTAAACTTTGGTATAACGATATTAATTTCTTTCAAAAAGAAGTTATGGAACCTAAACAATCAGTTCACATCAGACCTAAATTTTACACTAATAATATAACAAATGATACAAGCGTTTCTGGATTACTATTCTAAAGCTCAGATGATGCAATCTCTGAAATATGAAGGAGGTTCTTTTACTGAAGAAGAAGTTAATGATGAGCTTGTTTGGAATGTTCCAATATACGATGTTGTTCATAGAAAATACGCTTCTTTCTCATCTTTATTAGAAGCACTTTATTTAGGAGAAAAAGATCCTAAAGGCAATGGTGTATATTTCAATAATGCATCTGAAAAAATACAAGCTCAGGACTTTATTGTTTTATGTTACTTGTTCCGTCTTTGCGGTTCTGGAATTAATTACAAACCAAAAGTATCTACTCCTATTGGAAGTCACGGTTTTGGAAATTTCTGGATAGTAGATCAATTATTAAAAGGAGAAGTTAATTCCCAAAAATGGATTGATAATATACCTCAAGATAAGTTTTGTGATTGCAAAGGATATTTGTTGCCTATGATAAAAGGAGGACTACGTAATTTTATTCGAAACGAATCTTTAGATCTAATAGATTTTATTATGGAATTTGCAACAAGCAATTCTTGTGTTGGAATAAAAAAAATAGTAGATCATGGAAACAAGTGGTTGCTTTCTAAAGGATATCAAAGGCAAAATTTTGTTCTAACTGCATTTGCTATGGATTTAGCAGAGTATTTTCCAGAGTTAGTTGACAGAGATAGTGACACTTATGTAGGATCTAATGCAAAGAAATGCTTAAAAATGATTTTGCCAGAACTAAGTCATGACGCTGCTCTTAGGCATCTTTGTTATGTCACTAACAATGTGTCAAAACCTTATGACATGGAAGACGTGGCATGTGATTTTATTAGATACATTAACAATTATCAATCTAGCCATCACATAGACATGAATAACGGAATTGTGTATAAAAATAACATAAATGTAAAATGAGCAAATTTATAATAACAGAATCTGATATAAATTCGGATGCTTATAAAACGAAAACAGAATACTTAGAACTTGTAAATGACTTTGTAAGTTCTTTTCCAAAACCTATAATTGAAGATTATAACGGGATCAAAGTAGTAAGAGAAGATTTACTTGAAGTTGGCTCAAAAGCAAGATTTGGAGAAGCTTTAGTTGCTACTTGTCCTACTAAAAAAATTGTTTATGTTCAACCTAGGTTTGGTTTTGCAGGTATTTCTTTGACTAAACTTTGTAAGTTATACAATAAAGAACTAATACTTTTTATGCCTTCTTCTAAAGAAATATCTGATCATCAAGCTTATTGTATAGAAAATGGATGCACGTATTTTTTTCATAGAATAGCTGCAATGCCTAACTTAAATTTAATAGCTAAAAAATGGGCAGAAGAGAATGACGCTACATTTATTCCTTTAGGATTAAAGCATGAATTGGTAACAGCTATGATTATCAAAACAGCAAGCGAAATTGAGGAACCTAAATCTTTTTGGACAGCTTTTTCAACAGGTGTTTTAAATAGAGGTCTTCAAATAGCTTGGCCAAACTCTCAAGCAAATGGAGTAGCGGTGTCTAGAAATATACAACCTGGAGAAAAAGGAAAAGCTAATTTAGTTTCTCATTATAAGAATTTTTCTCAAAACAGTTCTATTGTTCCGCCTTTTTCATCAGCATTAAACTACGATGCTAAAGTTTGGGAATATCTAAAACCAGGTGACTTATTTTGGAACGTCGCAGGAACTATTAACACGAAAATAAACAAACAAACAATTAATTCATACAGACCATGGAACTAAAAAACGAATTTAACAGCATTAGAGACTGGGCAAATAGTAAAGGCATCTACTCTAGTGGAGATATTAAAACTCAATGTTTAAAGCTACAAGAAGAAGTAGGCGAGCTATCAAGAGCTATAATTAGAAGCGATAGAGATGAAATTATTGATGCCATTGGTGACTGTGTGATAGTACTAACTTCTATTGCCGAATTTGTTAAACACATTCCTGTTTCTAACAATAAATTTACAGGAGTAGAATTAAACGAAAGTATAAGTATTGAAAAATGTATTAACTTAGCGTATAATGTTATAAAGAACAGACAAGGTAAAATGGAAAACGGATCATTTAAAAAAGAAGAATAATGAAATTTAAAAACGCTAACGAAGCTTTTGAATACTATTACGAACTTATCAATAAAGAAGGTGTTTCGTACGCTAATACTAAAGCTATATTTAATCAAGGATTCTATATTGAAAAACCTATTGATAATAATATATTATCATCATTTAGAAATTGGAATTTGAAATATGCTGAATACGAATGGCAATGGTATCTAAATGCAAATCCTAATGCTGAAGAAATATCAAAAAGAGCACCTATTTGGATAAGTCACATGGATAAAAACGGTGATGTAAGATCAAATTATGGATGGCAATGGAATAGAGAAGATCAATTGACAAAAGTAATAGAAAAACTAAAAATTCCAGATAATAGGCAAGCTGTTCTTTCTTTTTACGATGGAAAAGAAATTGATACTTATGAATACGACACACCATGTACTTTGTCAGTTCATTTTCAAGTCATAAATAAAGAATTATGCATGACTGTTAATATGAGATCTAACGACTTATGGTTTGGATTTTGCAATGATCAGTATTGTTTTTCAAGATTACAACAGCTGATTGCAGAAAAATTGAACCTTAAAATAGGTTGGTACTATCACTTTGCTAGCAATTTACATGTATATTTTGATAAATTAAACAAAAACAAATGATGTTAATACTACAACTAAAAAAAAGAATTGAGATTCTCGAAGCTCAAGTACAAGAACTATTGAAAGCGCAAACACAACCCGCTCAACTTCCAGTCACGAAGAAAGAAAAGAAGTCTGCGTTCGTCAAACCAACCGTTGTTGAAATCTTAGATTACGCTTGCGAAAAATTAAGCTACGACGACGCTGTAAAGTTTACCGAGAAATTTCACGCGCACTACGAGGCGAACGGTTGGAAGGTAGGACGCAACGCGATGAAAGACTGGAAGGCAGCCGTTCGTAAGTGGGATTTAAGTACATTCGCAACTACAAACCAAAACACAAAAATCAAAAATGGAAAATTCGATTCAGACGCTGCGCAACGCATCTACAACGACGCTCACAATTACACAAAGGGTTGATCGTGCAGAAAGAGAAAGCGCATTTGTAGCCGACTACGACCTACCAACGTTTGTTAAGTTATGTTCAAAGGTTTGCGCTATGTACGGAATAGCACTTCCAGAAGCGCAACTGTTGCAAATGCTGCACGAGTTCATAGGTAAACACTTTCGTTGGGTGACATTCGAACACTTCAATCTTGCGTTCGAACTAAATGCAGCCAATGAACTGAGTAAAAAGTGCGAACACTTCGGAGCGTTGAGCGTGTCGTTTATTGGTGACGTACTAACACACTACAAACCACACAGGGACAAAGCGAATCTACAAATTCAGCGTGAAATAGCGCAATCAATTGAAGAAAAAGCAGAACTAATAAAGGAGAATGAAATGGCGGTAAACGATGATAGCTGGAGACGAATGTTAAAGGAAGACATTGACAGCTTCAAACAAGGCAAATACACAACGTTAGAATTGCGAGGTGTGTCAATGATGCGGTGGCTTGAAGAAAGCAAGCGTATAACGGCTGAAACATTCACAAACGAAGAATACAACCTTTGCAAAGCGAAGGCAAGAAAAACAGTCTTTAACGAACAGCAATTGAGCAAAGGAATGGTTGAACGAATGAGTGACCGCAAACGTCAGCTACTCAAAGAATCGATTCAGTTTGAAGGGTTTCGTGAGTTGTATAAACTTTATTTAAGTAAGCAATAATGCAACCATATAAACCCGAATACCTGCCGCGTCAGATTGAAGCACTTAACTATCTTGCAACTGATTCACAAGTTGAGCAGTTACTTTACGGTGGCGCAGCAGGGGGTGGGAAGACGAAGTTCGGTTGTATGTGGCAGATACAGCGTCGTTTGAAGTACGCAGGGACGCGTTCTCTTATTGGACGTAGCAAATTAGACACGTTGAAAAAGACTACGTTAAACACGTTCTTTGAAACAGCTGAGGAGTTTGGATTAATAGCAAACAAACACTACACGTTCAATGGACAATCCAACGTGATTAAGTTTTTTAACGGAAGCGAAATTGTTTTGAAAGACTTATTCGCGTACCCTTCGGACGTAAATTTCAATTCACTTGGTTCGTTAGAAATTACAGACTACTTCATTGACGAGTGTTCCGAAGTAACTGAAAAGGCGGTCAGCATTGTTCACTCACGCTGCCGTTTTAAGTTAAACGAGTTCGGTCTTATTCCGAAAGGTTTTCTTTCTTGTAATCCTTCGAAGGGTTGGTTGTATAACGAGTTCTACATGAAGAACAACAGGAACGAACTACCTTCACACCGCGCTTTTGTACAAGCATTACCGCAAGACAATCCTTTCCTTCCTGTTGCTTACATTGAATCATTACGAAGACTTCCTGAATACGATCGAAAAAGACTTTTAGAAGGCAATTGGGAGTTTGACGACGACTCTGATAAATTGTTTCAAACGGAGAATCTATTGCGAATGTTCCGCAACGAAGTAATCAACGAAGGAAAGAAGTATATCACATCCGACATAGCGCGTTTTGGGAAGGATAGAACGATTATCTGCGTTTGGGAAGGTCTTACTATTATCGATATAATTGAACTCAATCGTGCTGCGTTGGACGAAGTCGTGAACAAAGTTCGCTTAACCTGTCAACAGCACTCAATTTTACTTCAAGACGTAGTATGCGACGAAGACGGTGTTGGCGGTGGTGTGGTTGACTTCTTGAAATGTCGCGGGTTCGTCAACGGATCTAAACCAAAGCACCCACAATACCAAAATCTGAAAAGCGAATGTTATTACAAATTGGCGCAATACGTTGAGGAAAACAAGATAACAATCTTATCCAGTACACGCAAAGAACAAATCATTCGTGAATTAGAAATGATTAAGCGACACCGCGCAGACGTTGACGGAAAGTTACAAGTAACCCCGAAGGACGTAATCAAGAACCGCGAAGGTATTTCTCCCGACGTTGCTGACGCAATAATGATGCGAATGTACTTCGAACTCAATCCAAGTTATGGACAATACGTTGTCGGTTAGCATAGGTTGACTATATTAGCACAAATAAAATAAAAAATATGATTGGTAACGTAGCAAAAACAGAAAACGGAGTGTATAAATTCTTTTATGCAAAACCCCAAAATTGCAGAGTGTCTGAATTTGAAATTGAGAACTCAATTGAAGAAATAGAAAATTTACACACTTCAAACGAAGATTATATCAAAGCGGTTTCTTCAGAAGAAGGAAAAGTAAAGTTGACTGATAGAGCAACAGACCTCGAATACTACGCACATTATAACATTGAATACCCTTATTCAAAGAAAAAGTTTGACGAAGCTGCACAGTATTTTTATGAAAGCAAAAAAGCAATTGAAAAAAAATACATCAAAATTATTTCTTGTCTGGTTAGTGCTTTAGTTACTTCTTTACTCATTCATTTATTGTCATGAAAAACACACCATTATACGAGTCGCTCAAAATGACTTACGACCGCGAACGCGAAATTGTTAATTCGCTCGCGAACTATTTCCAACAAGGAAAGATTCTTGGAGATATTCTTCTTGAACTTTCACAACGAAAAGACTTGAACGCGAAAGAGAAAATCTATCTTGCGCTTATGATAGGTTCTATGATGAGTAAGCCTAGTGAAAAAATAGAAGAATCTAAAGTAAAATACCTAGAACAAAACTAGAAATAACCGCAACGGTTGACGTAACAATTAAAGCGTGGTTTCTGCGCTTTTTTTGTTTATCTAACTTTTTATTTTTAATAGCTAAATTGTTTATTTCTTCGGTTAATATGTCTTCCTTCTGTTCATAAGCAACGACTACTTCTTGTAAATTGTCAATCTTTAAACCTTCAATGTTTATTTGTTCTTTGAGGTTGTCAATAACAAGTGAATCTGAAGCTATAACGCTGTCGCAACTGTTCACCAAACGTAGAACATCCACGCGAGTAATAGTATCTCGAATAAGAACAATATCACGAGTTCTTTGATAGGTGGTTTTGGCTTTAGATTGAGCGTCTTCATAAGTTCTAAGTTCTTTATAAAGTTCTATTTGTTCAGCAAGTAAGCGGTCGTATTCGCCAGCGTTGTAGTTTATAATGCTATCTTGCTTTTGTACGTTTTCTTGTACGTTCTTTTTATCCGTACAACCCCACCAATTCCAACAAAGCACCAACCAAATAACAGACGTTCCAACGAATAGAAGTAATGCTGCAAGTATATTCTTTCTCATAAGATTCTTCCTTCGTGTATGCGGTAATTGTGAACGCTAAAAGAACCGTTTGTTCCTTTATCAACTATTGCAAATCCGTGATTGTACTTCGAATAAGGGTTGTAATCGGGACTTAATTCAGATAAGCAACCAACACCCCAACAAGTGATAAACTTTCCGTTTGCGTCCCTCTCGTTGTGTTCAGCTGTCTGGTGGTGATGTCCGCACATTGAAGAAACTTTTGTCTTCAAAAACAACCCACGCGCCACATTAACCGACGGAAGAAACTGCTTCCCAAATTCGTGTCCGTGAAAGATAGAAAGTTTGCCTATATTGAGTTTGCTCTTTCCGTCAATCCAAGTAATGTTGTGTTTATCTAAATGACAAAGCGTAGCAAAGTCGAAAGCGTCAATATCGAATAATTCGGGTGCTTTAATTCGCATATAACGCCAGTAGCGTTCTTCGTGGTTGCCTTCCTTATAATAAATATGAGCTGTTGGAAACTGACCTCGTAACGTGTCAACAAACTGACGCATCGCGTAGAGTTCGTCCTTAAATTTTCTTTTGCGTGGATCTTTGACGAAGTCTGAAATCATATGACAGTCGAGAGCGTCGCCACCTAAAATTACAGCGTCGCACCCTTGACGAACACCTTCATTAATTGCAACCGTTAACGCTTCGTTGTCTTGGTATGGAATGTGAATATCGTACAACATCAAGAACTTCGTTCCTTTAACATCGACGTGTTTACGTTTCTTTGCGTACGACTTCGGTAGCGCGTAAGGGTTTGAAGGTCTTTGTGCTGTGTCAATCAATTCTTTTTGTGTGTTAGATGTCCTGCTTTTCTTTCCAATCTTACCGCGAACAGTTCGAACGTAATTACGCGCAGATTCTTGCGAATCGAATGCTTCTGGATATTCAGTAAATAATTTAGCTGCTAATGAATGCGAAGGAGCGTCGGGAAATTTGCTACAAATCTCCGCTGTTATTTTCCTCGCTTCTGTCTGTGGTCTTGCCATTTGATTTTTGTTTTGTGAATCGTTCAATTACTGTTCCACCAAACAAACCACCTGTAAGCAAAGCGAGTGTGTCAAACATCGCAATAGGACAAACGTAGTAAGTAAATGTTGCAACATAACTCAAAACGATTAAGTTAATTGTAACAAATATAGCAACAATTCGTTTCGAACTTACTTTGGCTGAAGAGGTAAGCAATTGCTTCAACCACGACTTCAAATTCTCTTTCATAAAAACTTCAAGATGAATTGAACAATTAACCCACCAACCACGCCTGCTGCTGTCGCTATGCCACCTAAACGAGCAACTTGTAATCTTTGATTCTGAATATATTTATCGTGCTTCTGAACCTTGCTTACAAGACCTTCGATTTTCATTTCGTCGTCACCGATTAACACGTTGTAAATACGGTCAATCTTCTTGTCCATTTCTTGTAGTTGTTCGTGTATCAAGGCTATTTCAGTTTCTGTGTTCATTTCTTAAAGTACAATTCAATTTCAGCTTCGCGACGACGAACCAAACCTTTGAGAATTACTCCGCCACCTTTGTTCCAAAGACGAAAAGAATCTGCTATCGTTGGGTCTGTTGGGTTAACATTTAATTTCTTGAAAACAGAAGAACGTTTAAAGCCTGCCGTTCCGATATTATAAGCTAACGAAACACACGCACTAAATTGATTTTCATTTAATGGTTTTAAAATGAAAGGTGCAATTGCTACTGCAAACTGGTCAATGATAAACTTCGCTAACTCGTCCGCACGTTGCTGCGTTATTACATCGCCTTCCTTGACCTTATCTCCGTTCTCGTAGAACGTATTACCAAAGCCAATAGTCCACACGTTAGCAGGACACTTATAAGCCTTCAAACGGCAACCTTCAAACTTCTTTATTAGTGCGTAACCTTCGCTGTTAACTTTCATTCGACAATTTCTTTATTTGTTTTTCTTTTTTAGCCAAGTATTTACGAAACTTTTCTTCGTAAATCTTCTGTTTAACCATGTCCTTTTTACGTCCCTTTGCAGCCATGTGTTTTGTTTTAGTTATCTAATCCATCCTAAACCAGGTCTTCTATATTGATATACGTTCCTGTCTCGTCCAGAACTAATTTCAAAAGCGTTTGATGGATAAACATCAGTTTGAGACCAGATTTGATTTGTTGTATTTGTTGTATATTCTGGAAATTCTATTGAATTATTGCATAAATAATCGACCATTCTTTGCGTGTAAAACATCGCTTGTTGACGCGCTTGGTCGCGGTAGTTTTGTAAGTCTGTTTGACTTATTGGTTGAGTGTCTTCGCTTGTGCGAATAACCAAACTTCCGTTATCTGTTTTCACGTACAAGTGAGGAAGCACCTCATACATGGTCCACCACATAACCATACGACGCAAGTAATTGTCAAGAAGCGTTTCGTACGCACCTGCTATATCGTCGTTTACAACGTCTTCTTTTATGCGGTTGTAAAGGTCAGTACCAAGATATAGTTGTGCGTACTTGTCTTGCGACAAATAAATTGCAGGGTACATAAGCAACGGATCAACTGAACCATTAATCCAAGTGTATTTTTTGATATAGTTTTCGTCAATGAGTAGAACTTCGGGTTGTAGTGCCATTGTAATTTTTATTTATATTTTAATGATGCTCTGTTCGGCATATCGTTAGGACGTACCGCTTCTTCGCCTTTTGGAAATAGTTCGTTTGCAACAGCACCTGTTACAACTTTGTCGTTCTTCAATCCGTCGTTAGGAAGGAAGCGACCTTTCTCTCTTTTGCGTACAAATACTTTTCTGAACCAAGCGTGGCGGCAATAAACTCCACCTTTGTAAATCCAAATCGAATATCTTGATGCCCCTGCTGGTGCGAAATCATCGTTAACTCCGTCTTTCTCCATTTCTTGAATGTCTTCATAACGGAATAGCGCACCAATTTTAGAAAGTGCAACCATTTCTTGACAGAAGTCACGCGTTACAATTTCACCTTCTTTGTATGTGAAATTTCTTGAATAATAATAGCGAACTTTATACAATCCAGTATCTAAAGAATCGCTCTTTTCGTCGGGGTTTGAATAACCTCGAACACTCATAAATTCAGTGCGATACTTTTCTTCTTCGTGTGGTGCTGTTACTTCTTCGTCAGAAATTAACTCCCATTCTTCTTCGTTGATGTACTCAGCCTTTTCGCGTAAGTGTGCAAGCCACGCTTCGCCTTCTTCTTTGCTTATCTTAACATCCGCATCCTTCTTCTCCGCAACTACTTTTTTTTTTAATTCAGCATTTTGCACCGTTGGTTCAACAACTACAACTTCGGGGTCGAATGGCGAGTTCATTTCGATATTTATTTCTCCTAAAATTGGAGTAAAAACACGCTCGATAATTCTTTGGTAAGGCTTAATAACTTGGTTGTTGAATATCTCCAAACCTACCAACATTTCGTCTTTATTAGAACCGAATCCTGTTGTGTCGCGTATGCCGTGAATCAATGGAGAAACAACGCGGTGTCCGACCATGATTTGTTTCGCTGTTTCTTCTGATAAAAATTGATATTGTTTATCTGCGTCACTAAGTGGAAACGCTTCGATTTGTGGAGCGCGTGTAGGGTCTTCATTGAAAGTCATTAAGAACTTCCCCGCGTTGCTTGCACCACTCAAACGTGTTTCCCACTCACGACGAATAGCTTCACGTTCTTCTTTTTGCGGTATTCCGTTTAAGAAGTTAATAATGAAGGAAGGAAATAAACCATTCAAGATATTGTTGACGTGGTACAAACCCATTTGATAAGACAACTCAACATAATTCAATGATCCGAA